ATGGCGCCGCTGGAGCTGATGGCGCACAGGGACCCGCAGGAGCTGATGGCGCAAACGGAGCTGATGGCGCAAACGGAGCTGATGGCGCACAAGGACCCTCTGGAGCTGATGGCGTCGCAGGACCCGCTGGCGCTGATGGTGCCGCAGGACCCGCTGGAGTTGATGGTGCTGCTGGAGCTGATGGCGCAAACGGAGCTGATGGCGCACAGGGACCCGCTGGCGCTGATGGTGCCGCAGGACCCGCTGGAGTTGATGGTGCTGCTGGAGCTGATGGCGCACAGGGACCCGCTGGAGCTGATGGCGCACAGGGACCCGCTGGAGCTGATGGTGCCACTGTTTAAAACTTTTACTTTTTAGAATTCATAAAATAGTATGCAATTAAAATTAAAATTATTGCAATAATCCAATACATTTTTTTATCAATTATTTTTGGTTCTGAAACTATTATTGGTTCGGGAACTGTTGGTTCAGGTAGTGCAACCGGCTCTGGAAGAGCCATCTTTATAGCATCTGGAAATTGCTCAAAGAGAAATGTAAACTTTTCTTCGAGAGATTTTATTGCTTCCGGTAAACCAACAACTTTCTCCTCAAGTGATTGGATTGCTTCGACAACCTTTATAGTTGGATCCTCCTTGGGTAACGTTATTACATCATTATCAATAGTGGTAACTTCGAGAATCATATAAAAGGCTGCATCTGGTTGAAGAAGCTGATATGTACCGTTCAATCCAGTTGTTCCTCCAATCATTTCAAACATTTGAAAATTTAATTGACGGATAGATAAGGGATTAAAGTAGTTTGTCTGTCTATTAAACGATTTCCATTGTTTATCGTTTACAATTAAACTGGTAGAACCACTAAAATCTCGTTCAAGTGGTATTCTCGCAAAAATCTTGCTCTTTCGTTCATCTAGAATTTGAGCAGCGTCAGGTAAATCAGGACATAAAATGTCAATGTATTTAGCACTACTAGTTCCTGAAATATCGCTTGTACCCACTTGTGTAACAAAAAAATCTACAAGCTTGAGACCAATAACATTTCTGATATTCTGTAATAAAACATTTGATGTTGCACTTCCACTTATAGTATTAAGATTTACTGTAAATGTATTGTTGGAACCTTGAATAAACTCTGAATCGACTGTTATGTACTGTATCTTCTTTCGGATATTTGTGTCCATTATAGTGTACCAATAAATAAAATATGTACAAATAATAACATGAATGAGCTGGTAAAGTTTTTACCAATAGCTTTACCAATTTGCGCCCTGATTTTTCAGGCTGGAAGTCAATCTGAAAAATTAGATGATTTATTTAAAAAAAGTTATGCACAGGAATTAGAACAGAAAAGTACTCGAGAAATTTTATATGAAATGAATGGTAAACTTTGTACTATTGAACAAGATGTTAAACACATACAGAAGATAGTTGATCACCAAAAGTCTCCTTGACCCTATTAATCATAGACTGTAACCTTTCTGGGTTATTTTCAAAATCTTCATCCACATTGATTATAACAACTTTGGTGGGTTCTTCATTGAGTAACCAATCATCATGTTTCTGGTGTAACTTTTTAAGATATTCAAATGAAATAGTCTCCTCTCCTGAACGTTTCCTCAACTTGATTCGTTCATAAGAAATCTCTGGTTCACATCGCAGGTACACAAACCCATGGGGCTTAATCTTGAATTCATCCGTCAGCCAATCAAACCAACCCTTGTAATCATTCCATTCAATATCACTAATAAGTCCATCTTCGCGACACGTCTTGGCAAATACATTACGGTCTGTGTAAATAGAACGTTCAATGAGACATGACTCCTTGTTTACAATATTCTTCATGCGAGACCTGAATGCAATAGACTGAAACAAATAGGCATTACGTGCTGGATCAGAGTAAAACTCTTCAAGTAGATTCTTTCCATTTGCATTACGAGTCTTGGTCCATTCATCAACTGGTTCCAGTATAACCTTGAATTCGCTAGATAATTTAGTCAAGAATGTAGACTTACCGGTACCGATATTTCCTTCAACGAATATCATCTTCTTATATTTATTGGTATTTATTTTTTTAATTTGGTAATATAATGGATAATGCTATAAAAAATTTATTAAGACAAACAAATATAAATTATGCAATTATGGGTGGTAAAGCAGCTATTCATAAAATAAAACCAATAATAAATATAAATAATTCAAAAAATTATGATTTATATGTTTTTCAAAAGAATGTTTATAAACTAAGTAATAATCTAGATAAACTTTTTAGAAAACGTAATATAAAATATACGACAAATAGTACATATTTAATAACTAAAAATAATTATCATAATGTTAAAAAATTTATATTGTTAAATAATCGTGGAAGATTACTAAGTAATATTGTTAATATACATGTATCAAAAAAACCTATTCACGCACAGACAAATAATAATGGATTAAAATATATTTCAACTAATCAACTTATAAATAATTTATCATATGCAATATCTCAAAATAATTCACATTTACAACGTAAAAAAAGATTACAAGCTCTAAAAGCTATACGTACTATGAAAAAATTTATAAATCCTAAGATTAATTAAAAAAATAAACATCAAAATAATAAATGGTGTACTTTTGTAAATCATATTTTGATAATGGCCAAATTGATAAATATATACTTTTTGGAACTCTTTCAGATTCTATGTTGTGGGCAGCTAAAAATGCTCGCGTAGTTCCATCTATGAGTGGAAATGGATGGGATACCAGATATAATGTTGCAATATATGATGTACCATTTAATACTACATTTGATCCTACACATCCGGGAATTCCCATTAAAGTTATAAATCCCTAAATAATAAATGGATATTCCAGATTTTTGGAAACCGCATTATATTAATCGTGAAAATAGATTTGTATCAAAAGGTGAAATGTTCATGTTTAATGGTCCCATAATTTGTCCCCGTCACTCATTTTCTGGATTCGGCGGACAAATGTTTAATATAAAAAGTAATAATTCAAATCAAATGTCTAATAATTTAACTCATGTAGGAACAATTCCAGAAAGTATTCGTCATTTATTTCCAGATAATGCAGAAGTTACTGCCCAGTGGTAACTTAAAAATATGTCTAAAATTTATTCACATAATAAATAAACTACTAGTAAAAAAGAACAATGTTTTCCACTCCTTTTGTGTCTCGTGTCATCAATATTGTTTGCCCATCGGCACCGGTAAAAATGGAGTATCCAATTGAAATTGTCATTGATGATGACAGACTTCATGAAGTTGTTATTCACAAGTTACATCCGAGACAGCTTATATTTTAGACCTTTTTAAAAAAACATTATTATAAAATACATGTTTTAATTATACTTTGGTAATAAAGAAACTAATAGTAAAAACACAACCATGGCTGACTACTTGAGTATGCTTCAGCTGTCTGCTCACAATATTTCGTACAAAAACTTACATAATAAACCAGTTGAAAACCCAGTTGATTATTTAAAGTTTTTACGATTTACTGCTCATCATATAACTTGTAAGAATCTATCATTCACATTTCCAGAGGAAGTTCAGGAGGAGGAAAAACCTGAACCAGTGGTTATGAAAATAAAACGTATTGAAATTTATTTTGATAAGAATAATAGATTCAACATGTTGGCGGATGCTTTTTAATCTTTTAAAAAAAAAACAAAAAAAAATAAAAACGTGTCTCAGTTGTACGCAAGTTATAAAAAAACTTTTAATAAATGCTAAAATATATAACTCTTTATTATGACTCGTATGAAGCAAAACATGGCGATGGATTTTATCCATTGACTTACATGGACCAATCATGTGACACTGAAATTGAAATAGGGTTTAAACTTGTAAATGGTACTTGGATGCAAGCCACTGGTCCTCATATACATGGATATGATGGTAATGAGTATAACAAAGTGATAAATTTTTTAAATAAGGAATAATTTAAAAAAATGTTTCAAAATTACCCACAATATAAAAAAACTACTAGTAAAAAAAACAATTCATTCACAATCACTGTGTGTATTCGCATTTCAAAGAGAAGTTAACAAACAAATGAATAATAGATTTCCTAGAACTCTAGTCGGACATGATAGTAATATTTTAGAAGCAAGTCAATATCCTAATATTCTTACATTTGATAAAATTTGGTTTTCACTTGGTATATTAAATACTTCTAATGAATTTAAAATGTTGTTTTTTAAATTTACTAAACAACTTCCTAAGTTTATTCAAGAAAAAATATTTTTAAATATTAATGCATGGAGATTTAAAAATCGGTGGACATGTGAAGAAAATTTGAAGTATCGAGATTAATTTTTAAAAAAACAAAGGGTCTAAAAACGTGTTTCAAAATTACCTACAATATAAAGAAACTACTAGTAAAAAATGAATACAACTGGCGTTATTACACTCAAGATTCTCAAAGGAGATGCAAGTAATCTTTTTCGAGAAGCTGAACAGTCTTTTCCAGAATTTTTACCAGGAACCAAACCCTATGTACTAGGTGGTTTTGCAGCTTATGCAAATCCTTCTTCTTTTCATTGCCCTTTAGTTAAAGAACTAAGAAAAGCCACATTTGAAAAAGTTTTCAAGTCGCAAGTTTTTCAAGAGTACCTCAAAGAAATTCGACCCGAAACCCACCAAGATTTTAGACTTGAACTTCTTTTTGACCGAATTCTTCATAGATTTTCAGGTCAGCAGCCAGGTGCAGAAACAGCTCATAGAGATGTGACTCCAAGCAAATTTCTAAGAGAAGAAGATGACGACCTTCTTTTTGGGGGCTGGCTCAACTTGACAGAACATGAACAGTTTTTTGTGGGTAAACCAGGTTCTCATTTAGGAGTCAAAAATACCTATGAAGTTTCACAGGCTCACCAAGGATTTTGCACACTCGTTCCAAAATCTGAAGAGTACCAAGAGTATCAAAAAAACAAACAGAAATTTTCAGTTCCACCGGGACACTTGATTATTTTTCCACAACACCTAATTCACGAAGTACTTGCTAAAAAGTCTGAACATGATCAATTTAGACTCTTTTTTGGTTGGAGACTAACCAAGGCGACCACCACACTTTTTCCAGACAAGGAGTCAGTAATTGACAACCTTGCAGTCCCACAAATTCCAAGTGGTCAAATTCCCGCCATTTTTTCAAGTAACCACCAATCAGTTTTCAAAAACAAAGAGTTTAACTGGACAGGACCAGATGGTCCACGTGGCACATTACTTGACTGGTGGAACCAAACCCTCAAAGTACCATTCAAGAGACGGCTCGATTCACTCAAAAGTTATGGGTTTGACTTTCCAGAATATACACCTGAAGAAAAGAAATTTTTACTAAGTCTCCATCCACTCTTTTAGTTTTAAAAAACACAGTGGTTCAAAAAACGTGTTTCAAAATTATTCACAATATAAAGAAACTAATAGTAAAAAGAATGTATTCAAAGTTTTATAATCTCACAAATCTTTATCCAGGTGGTTTTCCAGATAGTATTGAACGTAAAACTCGTGATGAATACTATAACATAATACGAGTACACATCAGTGAAAACAACAAGTATCATGATGGAGATATTATATTTATTGGAAGTACTTATGAAACTCGTCAAGAGTATGGGTTTTATTACATTTGTAAAAATTGTACAGATTTTGATTGTAAAACAGATAAACTATGCAGTAGAGACATGACAACTCCTGGTGTGTATTACAAACATGCAATTGAGGAACTTGAAACTTTTTGTACAAGTTTCTTTGGGTATGGTTTACAGGAAGTTTCACATGATGATATAATTGAAGATGTCAAACAAAATGGACAATATGAGTAATTTTAAAAAAAACACAGTGGTTTAAAAAACATGTCTCAAAATTATTTAAGAAATAAAGAAACTACTAGTAAAAAAAATGGAAGCAGAAGCTTACAAACTCGCAGTGAAAAGTCTCAAGGGCCGCCTTATTGCCCCTTACCAGCGTGAAGGAGTTCTATGGATGCTCATGCGTGAGTTGAAACAGACCAGTGTCCGCGGTGGCTTTCTCTGTGATGAGATGGGTCTCGGAAAAACTGTTCAGATTATCTCCACCATTCTGGGCAATCCAGACAAGAAGACACTCATCATAGTCCCCAAGTCAATTGTGAATCAGTGGTACGAGGAACTTGAAAAGTTTGCCCCTCAGCTATCGGTTCACATGTTTGATGGAGCGGACAGGGAAATGACTCTGGACATTTTTGAAGAGTCAGATGTGGTCATAGCTCCATATTCGGTCATGATCAAAAAGGGAAAGCCCAAGGGACACCCCACTGAGATGCATCGCTTCCAGTGGGGGCGTGTGGTTCTGGATGAGGGCCATGAAATTCGAAGCGCCTCTTCCAAGATTCACGCGAGTATGAAGACTCTCCGGAGTAACATCAGGTGGGTCATATCTGGGACTCCAGTCTACAACTCTATGAAGGATTTCATAGCCTTGTGCGGGTTCCTAGGAATTCCCAAGACACTCTGTCAGGGCATGACTGAAAAGATTCGAACCACTTATGTCCTCCGGAGAACCAAACAGGATGTTGCAGAGTTTAATCAGAGACTGGCGCTTCCTCCTTGTGACTTTCAGAATGTGGAACTTGAAATGTACCCAGAGGAACTTGAGCTCTACAAGGAGGTCTACCAGAAATCTCAGGGTATCATCAAGGAACTTTTTAGAAAAACCAATGTGGGAATGCACGCAATGCACATCCTAGAGTGTCTCCTTAGAACCAGACAGACTATGATTTGGCCGCCATTGTACATTAATGGTATAGCTAAAAAGGAGGGTGAACTCCCAGAGCCCTGGGATGGTAAATCCAAAAAGATGGAGACTTTGTTCCAACTGATTGGCACCCATCCAACTGAAAAAAGTCTAGTATTTTGTCAGTTTGTGGAGGAGATGAATCACATTGAGGATGAGTTGACAGCCAAGGGACATCAGGTGTTTCGAATCGATGGTTCTGTGACTCAAGAGGATCGAGTACAGAGACTTGCACACTTTAAAACAAGTGTCAAGGGCTGTGTATTTATAATTCAAATCAAGGCGGGTGGTCAGGGACTCAATCTACAGGAGGCGACTCGGGTCTACATCACCACTCCCGCATGGAATCCAGCGACGGAGATGCAGGCGATAGCCAGGAGCCACAGGACAGGGCAGACGCAAAAGGTGGTGGTCAGGAAGCTGGTCTACAGCGGGACGGAGGAACTGCCTAGTATAGAGGAGACAATGATGGCGCTCCAGGGGCACAAGGCGCTGATTTGCTCGGAGGTGCTCAACGACCCGAGGATAGCTGGTCAAATACCAGAAGGTAGTAAAAAGATGGCGGGTATAAATATTAGGGAAATCAAAAAGATTTTCCAGGTGTAATGTAACAATGACATTTTCAAAAACTGTTGGTTCTCGTGAAGAAGTTTTCCGTGGAGTTGCTGAAAAAACAACCTATGGTAAAGATGCCCTCTTTAAGAAGGATATAGTGTATCGTCCCAATGATGGTGGTCTCGCGTACAAGAGCAAGTACAAGGTTAATCATGTCCCTCCTCAGCTCAAGGATTGGACCAAGGCGGTCAAAAAGGCTAAGAAGGAGCTAGGTATTAAGAAACCCAAAAAGGGTGAGGCTGCAGTAATGATTAAGGGGCGTTTGGCTTCCAAAGCTCACGAATTTTACAGCGCGTAAAAAAAAATCTAAAGTTATATAAAATGAGTTCTAATACAAATTTTCTCAGCTCGAGCATGCACCGTATTATGCGTGGAATACGTGGGGGATTCTTTATTAACAAGGGTGGTAAGAAAGTCTATGGCCTTAAGGCTCATTTTCGCAAGGTTGGAAATGCAAAACATACCAAGATTGGAGACCATGGTGCAGTTCCATCACCTATTCGCCGTAAATCCAAGAGTGCTAAAGTTGGAATGATGCGAATGAAGGCAAATTCTACAAACTTTCTTACCAAGAGTAAGCATCGTATTATGCATGGTGAACGAGGTGGGTTTTTTATTAACAAGGGTGGTAAGAAGGTCTATGGAAACAAGGCATCTATGCGAAAGATGGGAAGTAATTCACCCACTAAAATTGCAACTCCTGCATCAGTTCCCATGTCAATTCGTCGCGCTTAAAGCTTAGAATACTAGATTAATAAATGGCTCCTAAAACTAAAAAGACGACTGTGGAGTTTACAACTGAGACATTTGCAAAACATATTACTGATAAAATGAAAAAGACTACCATTTCATCAATGATTGAGCTCGGGGAACTAGTGATACAACAGTGGCAACTGGCTCTATTTGAGATGCCCAAGGAGGAAGTTAAAGCAGTATGTGATTATATTTATGATAATGAGGGTCCGAGGGACTTGTGTGCAAGTCTAAATACGGTGGTTTTTACAATTTAATTAGAGAATATAATTGTTATTATAGTAAATGGATGAACAGTATATACTCGATTCACTGGATACACTGGGTAAGATACAATCGGGGCAAAAATTATCAGTTTCAACTGGAAAATTCCAAATAGTTGACAAACCATTTGGAATTTTTAGATGGTTAAGTGGTGATAGTAAAAATATTACAGTTGCTTATATTAGACAAGTTGTAGATAATGCAATTTTAAAGAATATTATATTTGATGGAAAGATGATATTACATGCACTTGAAAATTTAAAAATGACATATCATAAACATCTTTCAGTTATTAGTGAATTGACAAAAATACAACTTGATATCAAGAATGAAATGTATATTAGAGGATAACCACCATATTTATTAAATGTTGTTACGTGTACTCGCATTTGTTCCTCACCGTGTGCCACCACCACGTGTACCACCACCTTCTTGTAAAACATGTTTATTTTATAAAAAAGAAACTGAAGAGTGCTTGGCATTTGCAACACAAGAGCCTGTATCTGGACAGATTATAAATAAAAGTGCAGTTGAGGCAAGAAGTGCTCCACACATGTGTGGTCCCTATGGGGAATTTTGGATTTCTAAAAATGTGCGTGAAATGTACCCAAGTTTAAAAGAAGATACTAATAAAAACAAAAAATAAAATGCCTTATCTTCTTGACTTGTGTACACGTGAAATTTTTGAAGTTACCAAGTGTCCCGGTAAGCCGCAAGATTGGCTATCAGTTAATATTGATGCCAAGAGACTTCGTAGTATGAGTCCCCATGAACTTGAATGGGAATATTTTCCAGCTCGAGGTCTTCTAAATCAAGAGACATCACAGTTGATTATTGAAGACTGGGATGAAGCCTTTGATATTGAATATTATACAAGGGAAGGTACTTTGATGTGGTCAAATGGCGGCCCAAGTCAGATTAGGTTCTAATTTAAAAAAAGTACTTTTTAAAAAAACATGTCTCATTTACACTTAGTTTATAAAGAAACTAATAGTAAAAACAAATGAACTATGGAGATTTGGATCACATTCAAATTACCGATGCTCAATATCACGCAAATTTGCTTCATCAGTATCCTCACCTTGATGCAAATTTGTCAATCACTGAACTTGAAAACCTCATTGATATCATACAGGTCCCTTATGATACCCGTGTAGCTTTTTGTCAAGTGACAGCTTTACTTCCAGAGCTAATTCAACGAATAATTTTTCAAACTGTATTTTTTGAAGAACCCGAATATGATCCAGCACTGTAATTTTTAAAAAAATAATCATTTTAAAAAAACGTGTCTTAAATTTTTTTTATTACTATATATAAAATGGTAGGATTACAATTGTCAGAATCCCAATTAAAAAAACGTTTAGTGACTAATTTGGCTCAATTAGGAATAATTATATCAGTGCGTAGTATTAATAAACAGCTAGTAACTAATCAAGAATTTAGAAAACGTGTTATAAAAGCTTTAAAAAGTACAAATAACAAAAAAGAAGAGAGGAAATCAAAAGTGTTGCGTCATTTAGGAGCCTTACAATATTTATACACTCCTAAAGGAGGTACAGAAAGACCAACATATATGAGTTTGTTTAAAAGTCGAGGAGTAATTAAACCTTTAGTAAATAATACTAAGAACAAATTGATAAAAAATAATAATGCAGGAAATGCTATTAAACATTCACGTACAACAGGACATATTTCTAACATGTTATTACCAGTTGCTGGTATTGGTGGTGTAAATCCTAGTTATTTAAAAAATAATCTTTTAAATAAAAATCCATTTAAATATGCAATAGTTCAACCAACTAAAAATGGAAAAACAACAAAAGTACGTGCATTTGCTTTATTACATAATAATGGAATGACACGATATTTAGAATTAATTGGAGGTTCAGGATATGGTTCTGCTCTTCTAAAACAAATTAAAACTAATGCAGCAGCCAATGGAAAAATAGTTACATTAAGCGCTGTTAATAATGAACAATTACGTCAATTTTATATGTATCAAGGTTTTGGATATAATGCAAATTTATTAAAACATTATCAAAATTTAGGTAGAAGAACAAAACCAGTAACTGTCATTCTTAAAAATAGAGTGACAGGTGCAAACAAAAATAGATTAAACGGATTTGAATATACAAATGTAAATGGTACTTGGTTATTACCAATGCGACAAAAATAAACTAAAGTACAATTAATGAAATGTAAAGGAATTACAAAAAAAGGAAAGGCGTGTCGTTTAAAAGGACCCTATTGTCGTCATCATATACCAACAGGTCCAGAATGTTCAGTGTGTCTAGAAAGTATCAGTCCAATGTATTCTTTATCTGTAAGGTGTGGTCACGTCTTTCATATAAAATGTATAAATAAATGGAAGATACACGGTGGTAATAGCTGTCCCCTGTGTCGTACAAGTTTTATAGCACCTCCAGTAATTCCTATTCATTCGTGGTACACTTTAGAATATCTTATACCCAGGGTAAGAAGTTTATGGAGAATCCATCGATAACCCCAGGAAAAAATATTTATATATTAAAATGCACATGCTTATGTTTTTGTTTATGACCATCCTCGCCTTTCTCCTTTCCCCAGGAATTCTGGTTAGCCTTCCACCAGGAGCCAGCCGCAAAGTGACTGCATTGACCCATGCAGTCGTGTTTTCCCTGGTGTATTGTCTCACACACAAACTTGTTTTTAAACAATTTGGTTCCATGTAAATTATCCATATTTAAATAGGTTTTGCAATAATATAAAGAATATTAATGGGAATAAAAATGCCATCACTACACCAGTTATAATATAAGCTTTTAAACTTATAAATAACATTGGAAGTGCTAAAAAAAATGATGCTAATAAATCTGTAAATAAAATTTTTAATTGAGTTGACATTTTTATTTACATTTATTTTAAAATAATTCTTCAAATTCTCGCAGTATCCTTCGTTTACACATAAAATACTCTGGATTGCTTATACAGCGTCTCCAGCACCACTGTATCTTTCGAGTCGCCATCCAAATTACACGGTACTCCTCGATCAATGTTTTAAAAATTGGACTTTCCCTAATTCTATTAAAACATGTATTAATAGAATTAGATATACAAATTTCAAAATTTACAAATACTAAAAGTTGTACTTGAATGCTACTAATTATAGAATGTTCTAATATCATATCAATAATTTCAATTGTTTTTGTTTTTATTGGTATTACTTCACGGCACAACCACTGTATTTTTTTAGCTAATTCATTAGGTATCTGATCTAATTCCATCCACTGTTCAGCTAATTGAGTGTCCCCATATAACTCGTATTCAAATATTCTTGGTATTTCTCGCCAGCGATACTCAAGGTATGCTTCACTCATTCTACTTATCAAGTACGAACTCAAAATCTATAAACCCGTTATTACAAGTCATGTTATCAAAATCATAAATATTACCATCAACCTCAAATACATTTCGGTCAGATACTTGAGTAACTTTGGATGGAAAGAGTGTTTGAATAAACTCTAAAGCATCTTCACATTCATCAAGGTTCATTGTATCAGTAGTGCAATTAGGGGTAGTAATAACCTTGATATGTCCACTCATTACATACATTCCATGATCATCGTACCCATTCTCGTATTCAATTGCTTCCCATGTAAGTTTATTATTTTCATTAATAATAAACTTGAGATCCCACATGTACTGCATATCACGAAATACTGGAATATCACACTCCTCAATAGTCGCTGTGAAATTATCAAATTCACGGATTGAAAATTTGTTGGCAGTGATAATGCGGTCGGAGATGAAATCGTGATTCCATTGGTCGTTCATTTGTATTTGTTCTTGTACTAACAGTGTTACTATTCTTAAAGTGACCATCGACGTGTTATTTTGTTGGCTATAAATTCTTCCTCATTGTACCCAGTCACGTAAAGCAACAACTTAAACATCCTATAAAGCAAGTACCGACCATTTGCCACCATGTTAAAGGTTTTCGAGGAGGAACTAAAATTGGATTTATTTCCATTCATACTCAATACTCATGTTAATTTTTTAATTACATGTTTAAAATGTATCTACGTTAAAAAGTAACTACTAATAAACAATGACTGACATACGCGAATATGTTCGCAATCAGTTTACAGTGTACCTGAAACAAGATGCTAAATCTTTTAATATGGAACGACACCTTTATAATTGGGCGGTTCGCGAAACTCGTTTTCATAGTCAGGTTCCTGCATGGGCAAATGTATTATTTAAGAGTCGTTACAAGAATAGATTTTTATCAATCAAGTACAACTTGGAACATTCTAAATTAAGTTCTCGTATTATTTCTGGTGAAGTCAAGACAAGTGATATTCCGGATATGAATGCAATGGAAATGGATCCAGAGGGACGAGCTGCAATTGCGTATAAAAAACGCCAAGAATACCATGCAAAGAGGCTTCAATCCAGCAAGGAAGAGGAGGATGTGGATGACAATTTTGTCGGTGTATTTACTTGTGGCAAGTGCCGGTCAAAGAAGACTACCTATTATCAGATGCAGACGCGCAGTGCGGATGAGCCCATGACATCATTTGTCACGTGCCTCAATTGTGGAAAGCATTGGAAGTGTTAATTAAAAAATATTTAAGTATATATGGAATGGAAACATGGAAGATAATTAGATATGCATCAAACTATCAAGTGTCAAATTTAGGAAATATCAAAAGTAAAACAAATAGACTTTTATTAATAAATTATGAACGTTTAAAAAAAAGTAATACACGAGCTCGTCCTGGTTTATCAGTTAATGGTAAATTATTTCAATATTATTTACATCGCATAGTTGCAGAACATTTTATAGAAAATCCACAAAACTTACCTGAAGTTAATCATATAGATGGTAATTTTTATAATAATATAGCATCTAATTTAGAATGGATATCAAAGTTGGATAATATGAGACATGCAAGTGAAAATAAACTAATGAAGAGGTACACGACAAAAGTCAAAGTAACTAACAGGCAAACAAGTGAAGTGAAAATATATGATTCTATGAAAGAATGTTCGGAATATTTAAATATATCAAGTTCTACAATATCCCAATATTGTAGAAAAAAACTAAAAAAAGAACATAAACAATATATATTTGAGTATGAAGATTCTCAAAGACATATTATTAATGAAGATGATGATATAATATGGAAAGAATTTCCTGAATGTAATAATTATTTAGTTTCAAATACGGGTGAAGTAAAAAATAAAACTAACAATATTTTAAAAGCTTGTATGGTTAATGGTTATAAATTTTTATCTCTAAGATACAATAAAAATACACTAAATAGACTTGTTCACCGAATGGTTGCCACGACATTTCTTGAAAATACTGATAATTTACCAGTTGTTGATCATATCGATAGAAATGAACTAAATAACCATGTTGATAATTTACGATGGTGTACTTACAAGGAAAATATGAATAATCCATCTACTGTGGAATATAGAAATAGAAAGTAAGTGTTAAAGTTAACAAACTAATAAATAGTAAGAATGCCACGCTGTTCTCATAAAACGCGTGAGCATCGTGTGTGTAAAAATAAACAATGTAATGGACTCAAAGTCTGTAATATTCATTCACGCGATTGTTCCATTTGTCTAGAAAAAACATCATCTGGTGATGAGGTCTGTACACTTGTTTGTGGTCACGCATATCATACGTGTTGTATTTATCCCTGGTTTAATACCGATCACCGATGCCCCTTTTGTAGAGAGTCTGTTCGTCGTCCAAAAATAACCGTGTCACTTAATTTCGATGCATCACGTGTTTCTCGTATTATTAATAATCATATACATACGATGATATCAACATTATACGATGATGGAGAATTACCGGAAGGTCCCATACGTATTGACCGTAGAGGAGATGTACTTTTTGTAGTAGATTTGAATAATCAAGATATCGCGAGTAAACATATTTAAAAAGAATAGTTAATTAATAATAAATGCTTGTTGACATTGAAACAACTTCCGGAACTTCCCTTGCCAAGATTATTCAAGAAAATAAGAGTACTTACACAATTAGTTACTTGAGTTACAAGAAAAAGGGTATTTATACTTATGAATCTCCGTGTGAAGTTGAAAAAGAGTGTATATCTGGATTTTATAACCCTGAAGATACGGAGGATGTGGCGGGATTTAAAGCCGTTGAAGGTGGCTATATTCTAGTAGACGATTCAGAAGATGATGATTATGAACCTTCTGAAAGCGACTCGGACTCTGATAGTAATGTATCACTGGTTGACTCTTCTTCGGACGAGGACGAGTAACCTAAAAACTCTTCAAGTGTATCATAAAATAATTTAAACCAGTTTGTCATTTATATTAGTAATATTTAAAGATTTAAGTTACTATTAATATAAATGGAATCAGCCATTACATTTACACTTCCTTCTACTGATGTGGAGCTTGTTGATCAAGTGTATGAACATATAAATCAAAAATCAGAATCAATTGATGTATCTCACACACTTTTAGCAATGGCTAAAAAGTATCGTTTTGCTGGATACATAGGTGCTATTGATTATCTATTTAATGAAATTCAAAACCTAAAAGAAGAACTTGAAAAAACCAAAGAAGAACTTGTTCGTGTAAAACATAAAAAACGACCCTGGCTATTTTAAAAACGTGTGTAAAAATTACTCAAGTATTAAATAAACTACTAGTAAAAAGAATGATTTCTGATTTTATGGATGATTACGAGCCTACACCCGAGCCTAAACTTCCCCCATCTCGTAGAATTAAATGTACCACTCCATTTACGGGTCAACTACCAGAAAGAATTGCAAATCTGGTAAAGTTCAAGCCATGTGTGTATCAAACACCAGAATGTTCAAAAATAGCAAATATTGATGGGTACATTCGTTCCATGGGATTTACGGGAGAAGAAGAAACGATGTGTAGAAAATTATACACACCTGAACCTGAACCGATTGTTGAAACTGTGAAAAAATTTATACCTACAATACCTGATATACTTCATGTTTACGTGAATATGAATATTCTAAAGAGTGGAACTATTCGGGTAAAACTTGCAGTCCCAATGGAACCAGTTTACGAATATCAGAGAAAAGGTAAAATGGCCCCACTCGATGTACGAATCAAGGCTGCAAAGGCGGTTGGGTATCCTGAAGAAGTTTTACTCAAAATGATTAAAAACCATGATGACGCAAAGGCTAAACAAGTCAAGTTGAATGAGTTTATAGACGTTATATTTGGTAAAAGTATCAATGCCAAGGTGAGCAAACCAAAGGCAAAGACGATACACGAGTCAATAAATGCCAAGTTGAAAAAGAAGCCAGCGAAAAAGTGGTAATTTTAAAAAAGAATGTATTTAAAAAAATGTGTTTCAATTGTACTCAAGTTGTAAAAGAACTAATAGTAAAAATGTCTCTTTTTTCTCTCACGAGTGACATGTTTATCAAAAGTATTCTTGAACGAATATCAATTGATTACTCCATTGATTTTAAAGAGTTGAAATCAAAATATTCATTTGAAACTATTGCCTTGTCCAAAATGAAAAAAAATGACCTGGTAAAGGAATGTAAAAATCTTGGTCTCGATTCAGATGGTTCGGTGATCCAACTCAAAGACCTTATTAAAAAGTCTCGTACAGATGCAGGAATAAAGGCGGTACGTGGGAGTAAAAAGAAGAAGGCGGCTAAAAAGGTGGCACCAGTTCATAATCATCCATTGTGTATTGAAATACAAAAAGACTGTCCCTTGTGTCAGAGTCACGGGAATATATTTCATTTGCCAGCAGTTGTAGAATATGAAGAAACAACTTGATTTTTAAAAAATAAAGTAAGAAAAAAATAATGTTTTAAACATATTTACGTTTTTATTTACTAGTAATAAATGAATATATTTTTATTGTCTCGAAATACTAAGCAATGTGCCCAAATGTATTGCGACCAACATGTGATCAAGATTCTTCTCGAAATTGTTCAGATGTTATATACTGCGTGGCACATGTCAGGTCTTCCAGCCAATTGGAAACCACCACTTTCAAAAAGTGGAGCCAGAGGGTACAAAAAAGCGCATCCAAATCATCCTATGTGTAAATGGGTTCGTTCTTCAAAGACTGCATACTGTTTTGCTGCTAGATTAGGAATGCAACTTGCCATTGAATACAACTTTCGATTTAATAAATGTCACGCATGTACAAAACACGTCTTGTGGCTAAGTGAACATCTTCCAACATTTGAATTACCTATAAAGTTTCCGCAATGTATGCCCGATGAACATAAACAAAGTGACACAGTCAAGGCTTATCTATCTTATTATAAAACTAAAACATTTGCAAAATGGACTAAAAGGAAAAACTTTCAGTATATAAAATGAATACCTTAATGACTACCTTCTATTTCCCAAAAGTCGTTTCTGAAAACAAGATGCTTGTACCTCTGGATATGAAAAAGAAAATCATGATGGTACCCAAATCAGTTGAATTATCATCTGCTGATGAATTACAAAAATGTATATTACTTAACCAGCCAACTGTTGTTAGGTGGCTACGAGGTGATTTAGGTTTTTTACCAGAATTTCCTCTAAAAAACAAGACTGTAGATACAAAAAAGTTTAAAATATTAGAAGATGAGTGGGGAAATACAATGTTAAAACTCAAAAAACCTGGTAATGCAAAACAGTGGACGGGACAACTTGGTGAAGAGGTGTGTGAAGAGGTATTTAAATTAATGGGTAAATCAATTAAAAAACCTGTAAAAAAGAATCATTATCAACCTGATTTTGAAACTGATGAGTACATTATAGAAGTGAAAACTGAAACATATTACACAGAGGGAACTGTGGGTGAAAAAATTCTGGGAGTTCCTTTTAAATATGCGGAGATTCCAGAACTTTATCAAAAACCACTCAGAATATTATGTATCGGTGGAGCTGAAAAATCGTGTCGAGAACAATACGGAATTTTACCAGGTGAAAAATGTACACCAATTAAAGCTAGATTTTTAAATTTTTTTAAAGAAAATCAAATTGAGTATCTTGCATTTACAGACTTTTTACAAGGACTTCATTTGCCCGAGATTCAGGATTCTTTGAATTTATTAACCGACGACACGAAATTACCTCCATCGGATACTTTTTAAAAGTTTCTATAACAAGTGGGACATGTGCATTACTCATTAACCACTTTGATTTTAATGTTTTACACTTTTCAAAAAGTTGTTCATGTTCCGAAAACCCTTTTGATGTGTACCCAACAAATGAGGTAATGGTAATAGGTGCATATGGTGGATCAAGATATACAAAATCATTCTTGTGATTTACCAGTGATAGTGTTTCTATAAATGGACATACTGTAAAATTAACATTTTGTACAAGTTTTGAAATATTTAGAATATGTTCTTCATTAAAAATTTCTGGATTTTTATTGTGTCCAAATGGAACATTAAATCCATGAGGTCCTTCTCGGTACACACCTCTAAAACATGTTTTATTTAAAAATAAAAACATTGCAGATTTATTTTCAGTACTCAAATTAAACTGATTACGAATCCAGTAATAATATGATTCTTGTGTATTACACTCTTCAATTACCGTGGGATGTAATTCTCCTCCAGATTTATTTGGAAATTTTTTAAATGTATCCACCAAAACTGAAATCTTTTTTATAAATTGAACTGGATCAATTTGAATATCTTTGTACAAGTTTATAAGATGACCATTTATATCACTAGCAAATACATTTCCAGTTACTTTACCACTAGCAAGTACAGCAAGTAAAACACTTCCACCTCCTAAAAAAGGTTCATAGTAATTTTTTATTTTACTTGGTAAACATTCTATAATTTTATCAATAATTTGAGTTTTTCCACCGACCCATTTTAAAAAAGGTTTCATTTAATAATAATACTTGTTTATTTTTAAAGTACCTTTACGCTTTACCACCCGATTTTACAGCTAGGCGGATAATCATAATGTCAAAAAATAGTGAAATAAGATTTTCCACTGCAGTTAAGTTAAGTCTAGTGTTTGCTGTAACTTTCTTCATACTGAAAAGTACCATCATAAGTATATTAAAAAATGCCTTGATAACAAGATAGATTGCAAACATTGATATAAGCCCCAACTTCATTTACATTTACTGAGAAAAAAAAATAACTTAAAAAATAAAACCACTAGTAAAGTAAGAATGAACCAACTATTTGAAAAAGTTAATCCAATTTTTTCAAAGTTTCAACTTGAAAAGAATGTTGAGTTTGAGATGCGTCTCGGAAAAATAAATCGCGGTTCATTTGATACAAATGTTGGTCAGACTACTTTTGAAAAAATACTTGATGGTTTAAAAAAATACAAGGGTTGGGAAAGTATTAAAAAAACAAGTGATGTTGCTTACTATTATGACAATATTCGACTCATTATAAATGATGAGACAGATGAATCCATCCAAGTTGTTAAACAAAAACTTGTAAAGGTTGATCATGGACTTGTAAATTATCCACTTGATGTTCGCTTTGCAGTTGCCAAGGAAACCCCTTTTGAAAAGGGGGATATTGAGTTTACAACTGCAAGACAAAGGAATCGGCAATCATTTGTTCGTAAAAACTTGTCAATAGACATGACTATTGTCGCCGGTAATCCAGCTGATTTAGATTCTGAAGAGGAAAATGTTTATCAAGTTGAATTTGAAATTATAGATCCTAAAATTATAAGGGATATTGATACCCTGTATAATATTATATACAAGGTTAGTGATGTGCTCAAGCTGGTGGCCCCTTCATGAAATAATTGTAATTTTCATTATTTTCACTCATATTAGCCCAACGAGGTCCTCTTGAAGGTCCAGCACGATTAGGTCCTATCTTCATAAGACCAAGAATTGGTGGACTAGGAGTTTTTTCACTATTTGAAGGTGATGGACTTCCAACAAATTTACCTTTACCTTTTTCTTTTGCGGTTAGTTTCTTTTTCTTTTGCGGTGGAACAACTTTTAAAGATTCAAAAAATGTCCGTTTAACTTTTTCAACACTTGTTTTAAGTGGGAATCCCATCTTGGTTTTCTTTATGGTTCCATTCTGAATTGCACGATTAATAATATTCATAAGACGGTTAACATTTGCATTATTCACTGTATTCTGTTTAGTCATTTTCAAAATATCCGCCCTGACAAGATTACGTGTTAAACGAGCTTTGATATTTCGAGCCTTTTTTATCTTGGCTCGAGCCTCATTGCGTTCTTCTTGGCCCTCACCTAAAAGAGCATTCTTTCTAGCCTGATTAGCTCTTTTCTTTTGTTCTTTATTGGCGCGTTTTAGATTTTCAATATTTTTTATACGTTTATCTTCTGCATTTTTAACCGCTTTTTTATTAGCTTCTTTATTACGGTTAAAATTTGTTTGAAGAACTATTCTTTTTGCATTAGACAATTGCTGAATAAGTTTACATATTGCTGTTTTATCCATATCGGATGTAACAGCTCCTCCAAGTGCTCGTACAAATCTAACAAGAGTCACGCGTTTATAAGTTGAACACATCCGACTTCCCAGACGAAGTGTTGTATTCGATCCAGTTATGACTTTCTTACTAGCCGTGACATTTACATTATGTAATGTACCTTTCTTTATCAAGTCACATAATATTGGTTTTGTAAGTTTGACAGGTAAAACAATTTTAAGTCTTCGAGCCATATCAACAAGTGCCACCTTTGTGTATCTGAGACACTGGCGAGTATCAATCTTAAAACCACTTTTATTATTAATATATGATCGTACATTGAGATTTACATTTTTATTGGCAACATTAATTGGTCTATTATTTGTGTTTAGTCCAATTCCAAATAAAGTACGAACTTCTACAGGAACCTTGACACCAGCCTTGTTATATGCGGCAGCCACCTTGTTTCTTGAATATTCAAGACTCTTTGGTTTTGTATAACAACATGGTTGTCCCTGTGGATTGGGCTTTATATAACATCCCGCCATTGTACACTTACCAATGTAACTATATGGATTGGGACGGCGACTAACTGGACACGTTGTTCCACGACGAGTTATATTTGGCGCGGGTAAATTATCGAGCCGTTTAGAAAGTTTTGATTTTTTGGGACCTGCCAAGGTTATATTCTGTCCACGATTTCCTGTAACCATGTAATCATTATTTTTCAAAACTTTAAAAAACTTTTTCAAATAGGTAAATGCATCTTCAACTTGATTAGTCCCTTGTATTTGTATAACACCAGTTTCAGCCAAGATAATTGAAAACATCTTTTCACTGGTTTTCTTCTGAACTGGTGATCCTTTCCAAAATGAAATGTATAAAAAATGAATCTTTTTATCTTCGTATTTTTGATTTACAACTACATAATAGTCATCAAATAAAGAGTTGTCAACATAACCAAATAATTCATATATATATTCTGTTTTTAATGGAAATCCAACTCTAAATTCCGCAGTTATATTATTAAAGTTAATTTCTTGACCTCGTGGTACATTTGATAAATAATTATCAGTCATAAAATTTAAAAGTTTACGAGGTTGTGTTTCTAAATCATTTGTTCCACCTGAAAAACGAATTTTACCTGATTTATAAAATGAAAAACTGGCACCTTTAGTTTCGCCGTTACGTATAACTTTTATCTGAAAATCAGCACTGACTCCCTCGGAAATTTTTGAATTATTTACACTCGTTAATCCATATTCTTTTGTAAACTTTACAGCTGTTTTAAATTTTCCATATCGAATGGTAAATTCAGTTATTTTAAAATCTGCATCGGAAGCAAGTCCAACAACACTTTTCACCTTGTCAAATATATCAGTTATTGAAATAGTATGTCCCGTATCGACAACTGCATTATAAAGACCAACTGACAATGGAGAAACCTGTAAATCTATATTTTTCAATCTATCTTTTTTAGTTTTAAACTCACGTTCATATTGTGACATTTCTTGTTGACTTACATCATCGTCTCTTAATTTTTGTCTAAATGAACCATGTGGAACTTTAATTACATTATTTGTATATAATGCCTGAAGCCACTGGTCTTGTATAGTTTCACCATTATTCATCTTTTGTATTCACTTATATTTTATTCTAAAAATCATCGGTAACCTGAAGTCCTTCATCTATAACCTCCACCCCAAATATAATCGGCATTGCTCCATATGCGCGACCGCGATATGTACGCGCTTCTGTACGCACCTCCAGATTTTTTGAACTGAATGGCCCTGCATACACATCTGGATTGAACCGAATTTTTCCAAGATTGTTTTCGGAACAGTGCTGATTGAACAAGTTGACAAAAATCTTTTGGGGACAAAACAAGTCTGGGCCATACTGAAGTTTCTCGGATGCCAAAAAGTTCTGGAGACTGTTGGTAACCATGGCAACTTGTGTCTGAATCGTCTTGAAGTACTTGGGCACTACATTCCAAATATCTTGGTCAGCATGTTTTTGCGCATATTCAAGATAGGCCCGAATACACTTGAGATGAATCGCTGGTAATTCACGATCTAGTTTGTCATCAAGATGTGGGTCAGCTTCCTGAACTTGTTTTCCAAAGTTCCAAGGAAGAATACGACGCAAGACACTTCCCGAATTATCCTTCCAGTTAGGAACCTCATTTCCCGCAAGAATACCAGGTGTCTTCCATTCAACCGATTTAGCCTGTTTGTATTTACAGGCCAGTGAAATGTCCTCACCACTTACCAGTGACTGAAACTCTGCCTGTTCGAGACACAAGTCACCTTTGACTTCGGGTGCAATAAACATGAACCCATCATAAATGGAGGACAGGCCAAACTTGCGTTCAACATTATTGGAAAGAGTTCGAACATCTTCAGACTCGTAAAACTTTTTAAAAACTTTTGTAATAATAGTAGATTTACCAGACTTGGCAATCCCCTTGAGAAAGGGTATAATTTGCCACCTATCAATGTCACCAACATCAAAACACATTTTACCACCCATGACATACATCCATTTGGATACTTCAGTCTCAAACTGTTGATAATCAAGAACCGCCTGAAATTGAGGTGTTGGAATATCCCACCAATTTTCAATGTGATCAAAATGGTTAAAATTCTTGTCAAAGTACTTGGCACTTACAATGGTCGGATCGAGACACCTAAACTGGGGACTATCATAAGGGTAAAATCTACAAATGTACTTGCCTAGTTTGGTACTCCACTCCTTACCAACAAAGAGACCATTGTTATATGACCAAACATTTCGATTCTTCTTAATTTCAGGAAACTGAATATCCTTGGAATTCTGAAGAAACTTGATGGCCTCATTTGCATTGCTTCCCTTGGATGTAAGATTCTTCCAGGCGGCATACCGAGTTTCCTTTTGGGCATAGGAATACACAAACTCTTCAATAGCCATGATTGGTTTCCAAGCCTTGGTGTGATACCCATCAATAGTCAAAATCTGTTTACAACACTGATTCTTGTACTTTCGTATATTCTTGAGATACGTCTCATTTAACAGGGCAAGAAGTAACTCTTGAAAAGGACCAAGATCTTCCAGACTCATTGTTGTACAACGAAAAAGTGAATTATTCGCATCAGGGTTTGCGCAAACCAGAGTCGGGTGATTGATTCGTTCATACTGGCGTGCATATCGAAACACAGTTTCGTATGCATCATCAGACATATCAATCAGACGGTTTATCCTAGTGGCAATTTGAAACTCATTTCCATTAATGTCCTGAGTCTCTTCCTCTGCAATTTCCAGCGCTACTGCACGGTGATACATTTCTCCAAGGGCCCTCTGCTTCCTGCGATGCTGGTCAGATACACGTTCAATATCAAGTTCACGAGGTAATCCACACGAGTCTAGTTCAGCCTCATTATAAAATTGTTTAAATCCATTGGTGATGGGGATCCAGCGGTCGCCTTTACAGTTGAGGCACCAGCTGGTTTCAAGTTGAGAAATAAATGTTACTAATTGAGCCTTGTCAAAACTCTGAACCTGTGATTTGAGAAGTTCCATACGGGATTCGTCACGATTCTCTTCTGGTATGAGGTAGTGAACCTCGGGCTTACTCATTTTATATTAACAGAGAACTTTTTTTCTAAGTAGTTTTACTAAGAGCTCTCATTTCATTCCTTCTTTGATAATTGGGTCAAAATTTTAACAAGTATCTTGTTCTGCATTTCCATGTGTTTTGAGATTGTGACGAGTGCTGTACAAATTGTCTGACCATCCTCGGTCGCCAGGAAAGGTTCGAGAACAGCCCCGAGGTCAAACCCCATCTCATCTTCTTCCCCATCGTAGTCTCCATCTTCCTCCTCGTCCCCCAGGTTAATCTCTTCATCATCAACAAGTTCTTCGGGTTCTGGTTGTTTTTGTTTGGGGGCCATTTGATATTACATAGAAAAATTTAAGTCTAGTTTGGCGCGAACTCAGGCCGTTCAGCCAAAAATAAAATATTTGAGTATATAAATGGCTGGTGGATTGATGCAATTGGTTGCCTATGGCGCACAAGATGTCTACCTCACCGGAAACCCTAAAGTTACCTTTTTCCAGGCTGTCTACAAACGCCACACCAACTTTGCAATGGAGAATATCCAGCAGACTGTGAATGGTTCCGCTAACTCAAGCGGTCGCGTGTCCGTGACTGTCGCCCGTAACGGTGATCTCATCGGCGAGATGTATATTGATCTTCAGGCAAAGGTGTCTAATACCTTCTCGGGTTTATTCTCAACTATCACCGCTCAGGATTCATGCTGGCTTGCTGAACGTTGCATTACTGACGTTGAGCTGTCTATTGGTGGTCAGCGCATTGACAAGCACTACCAACGTTGGTGGAGGTTATACTCTGAGCTTTATCTCGATGAGTCCAAAAAGGCTAATTACGCTAAACTAACATGTAATCCATCCGGTGAGGTCTATGCTGAAGGTGGAACTGGTGGTTCTACTACAGGCCAGGTTATGCTTCCTCTCCTCTTCTTCTTTAACAGGAACCCCGGTTTGTACCTTCCTCTTATTGCTCTTCAGTACCATGAGGTCCGTCTTGATTTTGACCTGTCTGCAGAGTACACAACCTGTTTCAACCCGACTTTTAATGTGTGGGGTAACTACGTGTACCTTGACACTGAGGAGCGTCGCCGATTCGCCCAGAAGGGTCACGAGTACTTGATTGAACAGGTTCAACACACGGGTACTGATGCCGTGGCTACAGCTGGGACTCAGATTCGTCTGTCATATAACCACCCCGTCAAGGAACTCGTGTGGTGCCTAACCAATGGTGCATCCACGGGTAAACAGCTCTGGGACTTTACATCCAATGCCAGTACTGCAGGTGCTATACTCAGCACTTATACATCAAATATTCAAGTGTTTGGAAATGGTTCAAATTTATTTGCAGTTCCTATGGGCTTTGGAACTGGATGCCCACTTCTCGTTAGCGGACCAGGTAAAGTTGTGATGGTTGAGCAAGGTCTCACAACCCTTACTACACAATCCGTTGGCCCTCTTGCATCCTTCCGTCTCATTCTCAACGGTCAGGATCGCATGAAGGATCAATCTGGTAAGTACTACAACCAAATGGAGCCCTACTGGCATCACAGCGGTAATCCTTACCCAGGTATTTACTGCTATTCATTTGCGCTCAAGCCCGAGGAGCATCAGCCCACCGGTACATGCAACTTTTCTCGTATTGATAACGCCCAGGTTGATGTTCGTATCAAAGCTGGTATTGTCGCCACAGCTGCCGCCAATACACTCGATATGTATGCAGTCAATTACAATGTTCTTCGTATTCAGTCTGGAATGGGTGGTCTTGCATTCTCCAATTAGAAAAGTACCAAAAGTGTACAAAAAAATTAAAAAGTCTAAAAACAATATTAGTAAAAAATACTTATTATTTTCTACTTTTATGTTAGTAATAATGAATGGGTATAACAATTCAAATTATAATTTATTCAATGTAAATGATGTTGGACCTGCTGGTTCGACAGGAGTCACTGGTTCGACAGGAGCAACTGGCGCTTCGGGTGTTATAGGTTCAATAGGTTCAACAGGAGTAACTGGTTCGACAGGCGCAACTGGAATTGATGGAGTAACAGGTTCAACAGGCGCAACTGGAATTGATGGAGTTACAGGTTCAACAGGAGTAACTGGTTCAACAGGAGTAACTGGTTCAACAGGAGTCACAGGTTCAACTGGAGTCACTGGTTCAACAGGCGCAACTGGAATTGATGGAGTCACTGGTTCAACAGGCGCAACTGGAATTGATGGAGTCACTGGCTCAACTGGAGTCACTGGTTCGACAGGAGTAACTGGTTCAACAGGAGTCACAGGTTCAACAGGAGTAACTGGTTCAACAGGTTCAACTGGAATTGATGGCGTTACAGGTTCAACTGGAGTCACTGGTTCAACAGGCGCAACTGGAATTGATGGAGTCACAGGTTCAACTGGAGTCACTGGTTCAACAGGCGCAACTGGAATTGATGGAGTCACTGGTTCGACAGGAGTAACTGGTTCAACAGGAGTAACTGGTTCAACAGGAGTAACTGGTTCAACAGGAGTAACTGGTTCAACAGGAGTAACTGGTTCAACAGGTTCAACTGGAGTAACTGGAATTGATGGCGTTACAGGTTCAACTGGAGTCACTGGGTCAACAGGCGCAACTGGAGTCACAGGTTCAACTGGAGTCACTGGTTCAACAGGCGCAACTGGAATTGATGGAGTCACTGGTTCAACTGGAGTCACTGGTTCAACAGGCGCAACTGGAATTGATGGAGTCACTGGTTCAAC